GCGGCATAATAAACTGGATTATTGACGGATTGAAGAGATATTATAAAGAAGGACTTGACGTCCCAAAAGAATATTCAACCATCGTCGATTTGCTTAAAATGGAAAATAATAACTGGATGCTGTTTGTTGATGACGAGTGCGATGTCGATAAGGACTTTAAAATTGAGGTTAAAAATCTTTACAATGCCTATAAACTCTATTGCGCTGAAAACAACTATAAACCGTTGCCAAAGTTTAAATTCATAAACACTGTCCAAAATTATTATAAACTTGAAAAGAAGCGTTACGGACACAATTATGACGTTACTTTGTTCGGAATTAAATTAAAGACCCTTCCCAGCGCTGAATAATCACATCTGGAAGCGTTTTCTTTGTCCAGCGGTAGAAGTCTACCAGCCACTCTATTAAACGACACCCAAATCGGTTTTAAAGCGTTTTACGCGTATTTATATGTATTAACCTCTTTTGCCGTTTTTTCAGAGTCCATTCTTTCAAAAAGACGGCTAAAAAAACGGCATTTAACATACGTAACTCATTGATTATCAACGACCGACTTTTTTTGCCGTTTTTTTACTTTTGAAAAAACGGCATCATAAGTCCTTCATTTTTAATAGTTTATATGCTTTATGCCGTTTTTTTCAATGTTTTTTATAAAAAACTAAAAAAAAGTATAAAAAAGCATATAAAAACAGAGAAGAGTACAGAAAAAAAAACGGCATCGTCGGCTTTTTAGATGGTTTTTTTGACTTAATCCCTTGAATATCAATTAGTTAAGTATGCCGTTTTTTTGCCGTTTTTTTACTTTTTCAAAAAAACGGCATTAAAACGATTTTAAACGTGTTTTACTATTAACCAGAGACAATCCGCTCACTCTCTCATATAACCGATCCCCAAATGGCTATTAGAGCGTTTAAATACGTATTTTTTTTACCTTTGCTGTCCAAAATTATCACAATCACGATAATGATGTGTTTTTTTAAAAATGTTGATTTTTTGTCGAAAAATTTTTAATGAAATACTTGTTTTTTTCGGTATATTTTAATCATGAATATGCAAAAGAATATTATTTTATTAGGCAGTGCAGGGATTAATTCAGCAACCGCTGCACTCTTATTCGCTGATAAAATCCATTCCGTTATTAATTTCGGAATGGACAAAAAAGATATCGAATATGAATATGCTAAAAATTTATATGATAATGTTATTAAAATACCATTAAAACAAATCGTAATTAACACCTGGTTTTTTATAGATGAGAATATCCCTTATCCGCCTGTCCTTCTTGGTTTATTCATCTCAACCGTGGCATCTATCGCTTATTTCGAAGGTTGTGATACTATTATGCTTCCTATACATAAGAAAATCAATCCTAACCTTCCAGGGTATACCATAAGGGACGCCAGAATCTTAAATAAATATCTAAATACGATTACAAACGGTAAAGTAAGATTAGCTACACCGTTCATCAATATTCAGAAGTACCAGATTATGATTTTGGGTAGATATCATGGCTTTGATTATAAATTAACCCAAAGTTGCTATAAAAACGTATCCCCACCCTGCGGACTCTGTCCTTCTTGCCAGTTAAGAATGTTAAGCGAAATGAAATCTAATAACGTAATTAAAAGAATAGGATTACAACAGGCATACGATAAAGCAGTTAAGAAGGTTGATTTAAAAAATATTGATTAAAGGAATCTTTTTGAATCATTTTTCGCGAGACGTTTTCCGATGCGCCAAAAACGGCCGAAAAAAAATGATTTTTTTACAACGACACAAAAAATGATATATTTTATGCGTTTAAACGGATTATAAGACGTTTTTACGGGTAGAACGAGAGAAACCTACCCCCATGGTTTAAAAGCGGTTTTAAAGCGATTTTAAATGAAAAAAAGAGAAAAAACAATGAAAGGAGAGATGAATATGGACAAAAATATCAAAGTTGTTTATGTTAACATTGATGAATTAAAAGAAAGCGAGTACAATCCACGACAGGCAACTGAAAAAGAATACAAAGAATTAAAAAAATCTATTGAAAGGTTTGGGTTTGTTGATCCGCTTATTGTTAATTCCGCTGGCAACAGAAAGAATATAATAATTGGTGGACATTTTCGCTATAGGGTAGCCAAAGATATGGGAATTAAAGAAGTCCCTGTTGTTTATGTTAACGTTCCAGATATTGATAAAGAAAAGGAATTGAATCTCCGCTTAAATAAAAATACCGGAGAATGGGATTTTAAACTTCTTGAAAATTTTGATGAGAAACTTTTGCTTGATGTTGGCTTTGAGAATATATTCTCATCCCCAGAAGTCGAATTGCCGGAAGTTGATTTAGAAAATGTTGTCAAGGAACAAGAATATGAATATGTAATAATAGAATTCAATAATACCGAAGAATATAAAAAATTTAAAAATATTTTAAAACTAAATAAGCAGCAAAAGACGATAACATTTGAGGAGTTTAAAAAATGTATAAATATAAAATTGTAATACCTTCCAAGTTAAGACAGGACAAAGTTTTAACTAAAAGGCTTTTTACAAATGAAGACATAATTATTGCTTGCCATAAAGACGAGGTAGAAAGTTACAAACGTTCAAACCCAGATTGCGAGATTATAGGTTTAACTTATACATTTATCAGTGATTTTAGAAGACAAATAATAGATTACTTTAAAAATGAAACCGAATATTTAATATTCCTTGATGATGATATAGAAAAATTTTATACTTGGGACAATAAAAAAGCCAGCGGAGAAGACGTTATAAAAGAACTCGTGAGTCTATTAGATAAAAACTATGCGCAGTCTACAATATCATATCATCCATCCAGTTGGTATTATAAAGGTTTTTATAAAGTAGATACAAGGGCATGGTGTGTCGTGGCGAACAATCTGAAACTATTTAAAAAATATAATATCAATTATGATGAGAATACAATTTATTTTGAAGACTATGATATAACAATGCAAATATTAAAGAAAAAGTTACATAATATATGCAGTTATAAATATAATTTTGATTGTGTAACTATGGGGACTAATGAAGGTGGATGCCAAACTTATAGGAATTTAGAGAATTCAAAGAGAGCAATAAAATATATGTTAAGTAAATGGGGAGATAAAATTAAGATTATTCAAAATGAAAGGACAAAATTACCAGAAATTCAACCATTTTGGAAAAAGATATGAATAAGATAACATATGGATATAATTCTCCGCGATGGAGTAATGAGTATTTAGACTGTTCAATGCCGATGACGTTTGATACTTATAGTTTTTGTTCTTTTAATTGTCTATATTGTTTTTCTTTCAATCAAAAAATATTGAGACTAAAAGGTTATAAAAAAGAGGTTGCAGCGGTTAATCCTAAAAAAGTTAAGGAGATATTTCTTTTAAAAAAGCCTAGTCAATTTTCGAGTTTTATAAAGCAGCACAAATTTTTACAGTGGGGCGGATTATCAGATCCGTTTGATAACTTTGAAAAAGTTTACGGAATAAGTTTGGACTTATTACAATTTTTTAAGCAGATAAATTATCCTATATGCTTTTCAACAAAGGGGACTTTTTGGGCATATGATGAAAGATATAGAAAATGCTTCTATAATCAGCCAAATTGGTATACGAAATTTTCGATAATCAATCTGGATGAAACAAGAGCGAAAATGATTGAAGTTAGCGTCCCGTCTCCGCAAGAGCGGTTGCAAGCATTGAAAGAAATCTCAAAGATTAATCCAAACGGTACAATTTTAAGATTAAGACCTTTTATAATTGGTTTGTCTGATAAAAATGATGAGTATTTAGATTTGATAAAATTAGCGAAAGATTGCGGTGCAACAGCAGTAAGCACGGAATTTTTCTGCTTGGAAATAAGAAGCGTAAAAGCGCGGAAGAATTATGACCGCATAAGTGAAGTTGTTGGATATAATATTTATGAATTCTATAAGAAATTTAGTTATAAACAAGCAGGATATTTAAGATTAAACAGAGATTTGAAAGCTAAGTATTGGGATAAGATGGAAGATTTATGTAAGAAATTAAATATGAGATTTTATGTAAGCGATAATCATGGTAAGGATTATTGTCATAATGGTAGTTGTTGCGGATTGCCATCTAATGAAAATTATGAGAAAGGACAATTTACAACAGCATTATGTTTGGCAAAAGAAAAGAAAACTATAAAATTTAGTGATGTGGCAAAAGATATCGACCCTTCCTTTAAAGAAATTCTTTTTAAAGATGCAACAGGTTTAAATACTGAAAGCACGGCACACAGGACAAGATATAAAAACTTTACATTATATTCAAAATTGCATCAATTCTGGAATAATCCAAGATATTTTACTCATTATTACGGATCTATTTTGCGGCCAATTGGTGTTGATGAAAATGGTGATGTTATTTATGAATATATAGGCGATAAATAACTCTAAATATGGATGAAATTGAGAAAATAGAGACATTGCCGCCAGAAACTATTAAAAAGGTTCTGGCACTTAATGAGAGATTAATAGTTAAAAAGATGGTTGAAGAAAAGAAGCCATTATCGGCTTCGGAGATTGCATATCTTAAAAATTTGCTTGACAAAAAAGGGACAGAAAAAAAATACGTTAAGAAAATATCGAGTTTAGCAAAAGCAATCGGATGCCATAGGACGACAATTTATAGTTATAAAAACGATCCTGACTTTCCTAAGCCTGATAAAAATCTTGGATATGATGTTGATGAAGTTAAAAATTTTTTAATACAGAAGAAAGCAATCCCCCCAGAATTAGGCACGCTTGAATATAATGCACTCCAAGACAAAGTTAAAGCAGAAGCAGAGAAAGAGAAGCAACGGGCAAAGTTACTTGCTTTAAAAGTTTTAAAAGAACAAAATAAATTAGTTGACGCTGATAAGGTTATTGAATCAATAAGTTCTATTATTTCTGACTTATCTTTAATGCTAAGAGATTTGCCTGGGAAGATTAATAAAGTAATCCAAGATTGTCCACAAGATAGACGTGAAATAGCCATTCGTGAAATCATTGAAGATAATCTAACTTTCTTTTTAAATATTGACGTTAAAAAAAAAATACGGGACTCGATAACAACACAGGATTAAAAAAGGTTGTTGACTTTATTGTCAATTGCCTTTATCCGCCTGAGCATAAGTCAATAATCCAATGGGCATGTGAAAAAATATACTTTCCAGCATCGTCTCCTTGTTCTGGGAGATTTAATCCATCAAATAACCCTTGTATTACTTGGATATTTAAAGAACAATCGGACGCAAAGAAGATTACTTTGTTAACAGCAGCACAAACTGGTAAAACAACATTTGTATTTATTTTTTTGGCGTGGGCAGCAAGCGAACTTGGTGGGAATGCGATGCTTGTTTTGCCAGATACCACAATGGCCTTCGAAGTTATTCAAAGTAGATTCTTGCCATTTATAGAGAATATCAAGTTCGATGATAATGAGACTCAGGCTGTCTTCAATAAGGATTTAGCTATATTGTTTTTTAAGAGTCTAACATTGCATATTAGAGGTTCAGTATCACGGGCAAAACTTCAATCTGTCCCAATTAGATGGCTGATAATGGATGAAGTAGCTAATTTCCGCAAAGGTGCTTTTGAGACTGTAACTAAAAGAATTAGGAGTACATACGATAATAAAATCATTATAATCGGTACTCCACTTGAACAAAACGATGCATTATTCGAAAATTATAAAGAAGGGACACAAACTATATTTGTTTGGAACTGTCCATATTGTGGGCATGGACAACCATTTAAATTCGGTAGCCGTAAATCTTTAATTTACAAGAACACGGAATCGGGCGGATTAAAATGGGATGAACGTCTTTTACCTAACGGGGACTTCGACTATGAGTTTATTAAAAACAGCATTTATTATGAATGCGAGAATTGCAAATGCAAGATATATGAGAATCAAAAGAATGCATTGATAAATTCGGTACGTCCGCTTGACCTTAATCCAGAAGCAAGAAAATTTAAACATTATAGCTATCATTTCTGGGCAGCATATATTAAATGGGTATCTTGGTTTGATATCGTATCTGAATATATAAGAGCAAGAGAAGCCGAAAAAGCAGGTAATCCTGAACTAATGAAGTCTTTTGTCCGTGAAACTCTTGGAGAACCTTTCGCATTTGTTAGTAATAAAACTCGTCTTGATGATATTAAATCCCATATAAAGGATTTTAAACGAGGCGAATTAATTAATACCCAAGATTGTGTAAGGATTCTAACTGCTGACGTCCAGAAAGAGGCAATGTTGATTAAATATGTTTATAGGCAATGGTTAAAAGATGGTAATAGTAGATTAATTGACTATGGATTTTTGCCATCGCTTGAAGATTTGCGAAGGTATCAAATTATGCATAACATAAAAGATAAAGCGGTATTAGTTGACTCAGGATATCTTGCAGTTAAAATTTATGCCGCTTGCTTAAGTTATGGATGGATAGCAACAAAAGGCGATAAAGTCGAAGGATATTCATATGTTGACCCAGCAAGTAAAAAGTTTATAACTATTCCTTACAAAATATCTCATATAGATCCTTTTCTCGGGACAGATAACGCTGGCAAAAGAACTATGCCGCTTATCAGGTTTAGTTCAAACTTATATAAGGATAGACTATTTTTATATATAATTAAAAATAAAGATATTGTCTGGGACTTGCCTTCAGATATAGGTGATGATTATGTTGAAGAGTTATCTGCTGATGAGTATGTTTATGCTGACAGCAAAAGAAAATGGATTGAAACAGCGACAAACGACTTCGCAGATTGTGAAATATTACAATTACTTGCATCTGATTTATTAGGACTTAGTAAAATAAACTTGAAATCTGAAAATAAAAATATAAGTTAAATTTAAGATGGCGATTAAAAGAATATATTTTAATTTACCGCTTGATACCTTGATGTCGATGCAAGCAAGCACATTAGCGGCAATTGAGAAAGTAAAAAATGCACAGACAGTTAGTGGCGGTGAAATCAGTATTAGTTTGCCTTCACTTGAGTATCTTCAAAATGACCTTGCAGAAATTAATGCCGCTATTGATTATGCTAAAAACAAATATTCATCAGTAAAGATTGGGCGATTATCTAATAATGAATAGGATTTTACAATCAATCGGGAACAAATTTATTAAGTTAGGATTAAGTTTGTCCAGTTTTTATGAGGGGCATCGTCCGTCCAGACGATATGAAACATTGCCTCGGATGATAGGTAGTCAAGACGACTTTAATGAGGCGTCTAATGACCGAGAGCAATTAATGAGCGCTGCACGAGCTATCTGCACGCTTTTCGGATTGCCTAATAGAATCTTAAAAACATATGCAAATTATGTAATCGGCGAGTGTCCAGTTTTATGGAATACATCAGATGATAAATGGAATGATGCCGCTAATGAATGGTGGAAGACCCAATCATCAATTATCGATGTATCAGGACGATATACCTTTGCACAGTTGATGCGTCTTTCACTAATATCACAATTAAGGGATGGGGACGTTGGTTTTCTAAAGATAAAATCAAATAATAGAATACCAGGCTTTGCCGCTGTACAATTAGTAGAGGCTGATAGGATTAGATATCCATCTATAGGAATGTTGGATGATAAGCGATTAATCTATGGAGGCGTTGAAATAGATAGAAGTAGCGGAAGACCTATTGCTTATCATGTTTGCGAAAGAGATAGATTCGGGACGTTCAAAAACCCACAAATAATCGCAGCAGAAAATTTTATTTTATTTTATGATTCTATCCGTTATGACGTATCTCGTGGTGTAACTGCTTTTGCCAATGGCGGATTAATTAGAAGCCGAATTTTAAGAGAGATAATTAAATGTGAAGAAACTGGCGTATTAACCGCTAATAAATGGAGTGTAGCAATTAAAGCGAATAATTCAAACTATTTATTGCAAAGTGATGTATTAAGCGATAACTACCAAGGACAGGACGGACAAAAAAACTTACCATCGATTACCGATTTATATGACGGATTAATAGTTACTCTTGAACCGGGCGAAGATATAAGTATTTTAAAATCCGATAGACCATCGCCAGCATGGCAAGGATTCGTCGATTATTTGATACGAGATATCGCAGTATCGCTTGATTTGCCATCGGAATTTGTCTGGGATATGAGTAAATTGTCCGGACCTGCGGTTAGGATGATTAGCAAGCAGGCAGAAAGAACATTTAGAAATGTTTGGTACAATATTGAACATAAATTAATGCGTCCATTAGTTAGTTGGTGTGTTAGTGTCGCAATGGATGATGGTGTGTTGCCATTTAATAAAGAATTTTATAACTTCTTAATACAAAGACCTGACTTACCGACTATAGATGTTGGAAGAGAAAGCCAAGCGAATATTAATGAATGGAATGCAGGACTTTTAACTGGCGCTGAGATATGCAAAGAGCGCGGAATTAATATTTATGAAGTTATGGAACAACGAGCGAGAGAAATTGCTTATGCTAAAGAATTGGCAAGCAAATATGGATTAAACCCTGAACAAATTTACAATATTGGAGCTAAATAATTATGAATGCTAAAAAAATCTGGGCAATCGAACCTAATAGTTTAATTGAATATTTAAAACTACGTGAGAAGATTACTTCACAAAGTTTTAATATTGATAAGCCGCAAGACGGCGATTTATTGCCAATCGAAGTTATAAATGATTGGGCAATAGTTAAAATAAATGGCGTATTATTAAGTCAACCTGATGCTATTGACTTAATGCTTGGCGGTATTAATAGCAGTTCAATAGTTAATACAGTTAAAGAATTATCTAATAGTAATTTAAATGGCATAATATTAAAAATAACTTCTCCTGGCGGCGAAGCAACTGGATTACCTGAAGTTAGCGACCAATTGCATGATATAGTTAAAAATAGTAATATCCCTATTATCTCATTTATTGATAACTTAGGCGCTTCTGGTGCTTATTGGATTGCATCGCAAACTGCCGCAATATTTTCTACTCGATCAAGTTTAATTGGCTCAATCGGCGTATTAACAATAATTGATGATATATCAAGGGCATTAGAAATTAATGGCATTGATAGATATGTTTTAAAGACTGGCGAATTAAAAGCAATTGGCGTAGGCAAAGTAGATGAAACCCAATTAAATTATTTAAAATCTATTCAAGATAAGTATTTTTCAGAATTTATAAATGCTGTCCAACGTGGAAGAAATATTGTCTTAAATGATTATGTCCTTGATGGTAAGGTAATGCTTGGCAATGATGCATTTAAAAATAATTTAATCGATGATGTGATTTTGGGTATTGACTTATTAATAAGTTGAGTATTATATTTTACTAACTATGATAATTAAGTTAGATAAAAATTTAATAGATAAGTTAAATGTCAAAGACCCACAAGAAGCCTTAAAGGCAATAAACAATCTTATGGAAAACCACGAAAATATTATTGCTGGCTTTGAAAATCTCAAAGCCGAAGTTAAAAACGCACTGGATTCATTTTCAAAAACAGAATCCAGTTTAAAGGTTGAAATTGAAAATCTAAAACAACAGCAAAATAAAATGAATGACTTAGACAACAAAATCAAGCAGATGCTTGCTGATTTTCTAATTGAAGTTGAAAAGACAACAAGCCAAACAATTGCGAAAACATTTGCCGGGACAGGACTTACAATGCCAGTAACTAATATTCCTATTAATGGCATTAATGAGAATGTCAAAGAAGAGACTTTTGCAAGTTATGTTAAAAAAATTATGGCTGAGCGCAACTTAACAAAGGCAAACGCTATTAAAATAGCGATTAATGAACGTCCAGACCTTTACAAGGTATGGACTGAAAACCCAAAACCATTTTAAAAGGATAAATAACTATGCGAGCAAGTCAAAATGAAAGCGGCTTCCTAACATTTTTAAATGGCGGAAGCGCTACAATTAATGAAGGTTCAAGAGTTAAGTTGACAGCCGTCAACACTATTGACGTCGCAGGTGCAACGGATGCATCAATCGGCGTTGCATATGAGAATATCCCTGTCGGCGGATACGGAACAGTAAAACTATTCAGCGCGCCAGGGACTTTTCTTGTCATTGCAAGTGGCGCAATTACTGCTGGGACGCAATTATATCCAGCAGCCAGTGGACAGGTATCGGCTACTGGGACAACAGCGCTTAGTCTTGTTGCAATTGAATCAGCCACTGCGGCTGGGGACAAAATAACAGCAACACAAATAATGAAAGGAGCATAATTAATCTATGTTATATCCATCGTCAGGCACAACTATTAGGTCTGATATACAGGCAGTAGTTGAAGAAGTCTATTCAAAAAACGATTTCTCAATCGGAGTTGCTGTTGCACCTCCGATAATGGTAGCGGCAAGGGCTGGGATTTATCCCAAAATTACAATGGCCAATGCTGAACTTCAAACTCCTGGGTCAACTATAAGAAGTAGGGCAGGCACTTATAACAGAGTTATCCGATCATATACGTCTGATACATATGATACATTAGACAGGGGGCTTGAAGATGCTATTGACGACATTGATGCAAAGGACTTGGCAAGGTTTTTCGATTATGAAGTGTCTGTCGCAAGATGGACTCTTCGAAATATCTTGCTTGACCATGAATATCGCGTTGCATCAATGATACAAAATACCAGCAATTTTAGCTCCGCAAACTCGACCGTAGCATATACAGAAGCCAACCTTGCAACGATTGATTTTCCTGCTGATATTTTAAGTGCAATTGATAGTCTGAATGGCTATGGTGTAATTCCGAATACAATTGTCCTTAGCCAGCAAACGCTATCAAGAATAGCCAGAAGCGCTAAATTACAGTCATTTATTCGTGGTGCATTACCGAACGATGCAACACTGAAGATTAATTCTGTGAATTTGGCGCAAGCATTCGCTGATTATGGCATCGAAAGAGTGCTTATAGGACGGAATAAATACAATTCAGCAAAGAAAGGACAAACTCCATCTCTAACTAATATATGGAATAATTCATATATTTGGGTTGGTTATGTAAATCCGAATGCAACATTACTTGAAGATGTTGGCGCATGCGCAACTCTTGTATGGAATTTGGAAGGCGGATTTGTAGTAGCCGAAACTTATAGAGATGAACAAAGACGATGCAATGTTATCCGTGTAAGACAAAATACATGCGAAAAGGTTATTAATACTTATGCAGGAAGACTGATTAATAACCAATGGGCATAATTAATATCATGTGAATGAACAAATATTCAAAATATTTGATGACGTAGCTAAAAGTAATGACGTTAAAATTACATGGCGCAATAAAGAATATAATGTATTTGGTGCGCCAAAGGTTGTAAATGATAGCGACCTATTAGAAGGCGGACAATGGAAGTCTTACACATTAAGATTAACATTGTCCGCCTCTCAATTTTTAGATAGTGATTTTCCTAAAATTAATGATGTAATTATTTTCGAAAATAAAGAATATTATATAGCAAGGATTGCTGCAAGTAAAAGCAATCCATTAGTATATATAGAAGCAGAACTTAAAGTAGTAAGACCAAGATAAA